TTATGATCTTACCAAAACGGAAGTTTTTGCTTTCATCTTGAATATCTTAGCTACCGACGTTAAGGATATGGTATTCCGTCATGTTTGGTTTGGCGATCAAGATGCTGCAAATGCACCCGGCGGACTGATTACCCCGGGAGTTGATACAGATTACTTCAATGTTATCAATGGATTTTTCAAGCAAATTGACACTCTTGTAACCGCTGACCCATTGCGTGTAACTGCTTTGACCGGGAACGATCAGGCTACATATGCACTTCAAAAAAGCGTAGCCACTCCCGCGTTGATGTATGCCGCACTTAATAACGTCATTGATTCTGCCGACCCGCTATTGGCATCACAGCCTGACAGGGTTTTACTGGTAACCTATTCTGTAGGTCAAAGAGTTTTAAGGAATCTACAAACTTTGGGAGTTCCTTATAAAGTAGATCTTATGACCAATGGCATGCAAACGACTACATGGGACGGAATTCCAATGTACATAATTCCAGCATGGGATTCAATGATTGCCGCATACCAGAATAACGGAACTACATGGAACTATCCTCATAGAGCCATTTACACTACTAAATCTAATCTGAATATAGGTACAGCCGCCACCGGATTATTTGACCGTCTTAATTCATTCTACGATCCTCGTAGCAGGATAAACAGAATTGAAGCTGTTGATGCTTTTGACGCTAAAATAATTGATGACAGGTTGATTCAGGTTGGTTTATAAAAATTGAAATTATGAGCCAAGGATGCAATACAATCATAGCTGATATTCTTAAAAACTGTGAAAATCTAGTTGCAGGAATTAAGGATGAACTGGTATTTATCAATGTCGATGATATTGATAAGGACAGTTGTACTTTCGATGCCGATAATCCATTACTTTTAACATCTTTGGTATTGAAAGATTCTTCGCCGGAGTTAAGCGCTTACCGTTTTCAGGGATATAACTATTCCAACGAGCATAAGGCCACTCTGGTTAAAAAAACCTATTCAAAAACATGGGAGCATAATCTTGTATTCCGTCTTTTTGATAATACACCGGAAGATAAACTCTGGATTCATAATGCTCAAGATAGCCGTTTTGTTGCAATTATCAAGAATAATTACAATAAGGAGGATGCCGATTTGGGAGATGGAAGAACTGTTTATGAAGTTTTGGGATGGGATTTCGGGTTGGAGATCAATGCCGCAGAAAGGGATGCAAATTCCGATGAACTGCAAGGGGGTTGGTTACTAACCGCAGGATGCCACGACAAACTGAAAGAACCGTTACCGCCATTGACCTATTGGGTTTCCGATTTAGCCACAACGGAACTGGCCATTGAAGCTTTATTTACCGCATAGTAAATAATTAGGGCGGGTGTTAAAGCCCGCCTTTTTTACTTATGACAATACAAGATGAAGTTCTGGCATTTGCAAGGGATTACATTAATAATCCTAGAAGCAGATCGGCAGACAGGAAAGCTAAAATAAAGCAAGCATATCTTCAAACCTTTGGAAAATTATTCAATGTAAAATGTGGAACATGTTATATTGCTGCATTGATTAAATTAGTAAATTTATCTAAACATAAAATCGTAATACCTAAGATCATGGCACAATGTGATTATCAATTAAAACCGGGCGCAATATTACAAGCCTTTGGACACCGGGAAAAGAATGTTTTTAATAACAATCAGTTAACTAATGCATTGGCAGAATGGCATTTGAAAAACAATCCTGCCTGTGTTGTTAAGTTTGCCCGTATGCCCAACGTTGTTAAAGACGCTGAAAATGTAGAAGTTATCACGCCTTTGAAAATTGTTCCTGTAAAGGAGGAAGTTATCGAAGAAGTAAAACCTATTGAGGAAGAATTGCCGGAGGAGGTTATTCCGGAAGCGAAAGCTGATGAGGAAGTTAAAGAAATTCCGGTCAAAACTCCCAGAAAAAGAACCCCGAAAACTAAAAAATAATGAAAGTATCGGACGCCAAACCTGCCCCCAGGGTGGAGCGTAATTTGTACCTGAACCAAAAGAAGATTAAGGCTTATGGAACGGGAAACGATTACCCGCAGAAAGTTCTGGAAATCATAAATTCATCCGGGACAGGAAAAACCTGTATGGATATTTATGTGAAATTTGTCGAGGGCGGCGGCTTTCTGGATGTTTCATTATCTGAAGCTGTTCTAAATAGCAAAAGGGAAAGGGCTGATTCATTACTCAGGAAGGCCGCTAAAGATTTGAAAAACTTTAACGGTTTTGCTGTTTTGGTTAAGTACAATGGATTAGGGTTGCCGGATGAATATTTCAATGTACCATTTGAACATTGTCGGATAGAGGTTAACGAGAAAAAAAATTATACAGGCCGTATTGCCGTTCATCCTGACTGGACTAACTTGACAGGTAAATGGTTTGACAATGAAGATATCCGATATATTAATAGTTTCAATCCAGCCTCAGCCATTGCCGAAATGATAAAGGCCGGGGGACCGGAAAAGTATCTTGGTCAGATCATGTATTACACTGTCGATGGAGATTTCGATTATCCTATTTCCCCTTTTGACCCTATTGTAACAGATATGCTGACCGAAGAATCTGTTTCGACCGTTAAGCACAGGAATGCAAAATATAACTTTCTCCCGTCCGGGATTTTAGTGCGTAAAGGCATCAAGCCACAGGTTAAAGCAGATGGAACTTATGACCCCGATAGTTTATTTAATACTGAGCAACGTGAAAGTGCTATGGAAATAAAACGGATGCAGGGAGATACGAACACTTCTAAGATTTGGGTGGTTGATGTGGATGCGGACGAAGAAAAGCCTGAATTCATTCCTTTTGATGCTAAGAATTATGACAAGGCTTATGAGTACACCGAAAAGACGGTTCAGGAAAATATTGGGAAGATGTTTTTGATTCCTCCAATACTTCGCGGGGTTGATGTTGGTGCAGGATTCGGAGCTGATTTGATGATTAATGCATACGCTTTTATGAACGCCGTAACAGAGAATGAAAGAAGGATGATTGAAACGGCTTTCATGGATTTGCTACAATTTTACTATATTAAATTTGTGGATTTTAGTATAAAACCACAGTCTTATAATGTACTGACATGACACCATTAATTACAAAAGACGATTTAGATAATTATAAATATGTGGCAGATAGTGTAAAAAATTCTACTGTATGGCCGCAATTTGTCAGTGAGGCACAAATGTTTGAGGTGAAAATTTGGCTTGGCGATGCTTTATTGAATGAACTCATTGGGCAGGCAGAAACGAGCCCTACAAGTTTCACCGATTTAAATAAGACCTTGCTTAATGGTGGGTCATATGTTTACCAAACGAAAACGTATTTATTCCAGGGACTAAAGGCCGCCATTATTTATTATGCCTTTGCCCGTTTTACGTCCCGTCAGCCATATAATTATACGGCCGCGGGTATTACCGTAAAAGATTCTGATTTTAGCACTCCTGCAAGCGATAAGTCCGTACAGAGGCTTTCTACAGAAGCATTTTTAACGGCAAGTGCGATAAGGGATGAAGTGCTTTTATATTTACGGCGTAATTCAAGCAGTTACCCGTTGTTTCGATGCAGTGGCGGCGGCGGACGTCCTCGGACTTTTACAGTTATAGGAGATTAACATTTTTAAATTATAAACCATGAGCCAATTAACACAAGGAAACGTAATAAGAGAACTCGCCGTCGATGTGTCGGCAGTTGATTTTGAAGATGAAAATGGTTTTTTCATCCGAAGCGGAGCAGGCAATATAAAGTATCTTCCTTTTAACAATCTGGAAGGTGAGGAGGTAACAAAAACTGTTGAAGAACAGGTTTATTTCGTTGATCCGGTGCTTTGTAAAAAAATTTACAAAACCGGAACGACTGCAACTGGTATTTACATAGGTTACGCAAGATAATTATGAGCATACAAATAGGCATAGGAAACATTGGGAGACTCAACAGCCGAAGGGGTGGGGGTGGGGGTGGATTATCATCCTTTAAATCATTAATGGATTTTTGGGGCGATGAGTTTGATTTTACAGCCAACGCTCTATTAGATAAGTCTGGCAATAATAATGATATTACTTTAAAAAATGCTTCTGCAAGAACATCAACATCGGGAAGCATTGATTATCTTATTACGGGTGTACTGACAACAGATACAGTCGAAGTGGTTACGGGAAGTGATACACCCACCATACCGTCTAATGGTACACTAAGAATATCTGAAGGTCAAACGGTTTATGGCGTTACAATTAAAAGGAGCGGTGCTGTTTGGGCGGTTATTCCATTTTGTGAGCCTATGATTAATGAAAATATTCCTACTCGTTCATTTGATGTAAGTGGAAATGCACATCATGCAATTTGTGCAACATTAGCAGAAGGGAACATAACAACTCAAAGCTCTTATTTTTATTTACAACAATACGGCTATTCAATAGGCTCAGAAAATACTCTAGGATGGGATGTAACAAGTTGGAGTGGGGATGCCGGAA